AGTTCATACACACAACCAAGTGCGGCACTTGAAAATGATTCAAACACAATACAACTTGTAAGTTTTGACGGCACAAATGGCAGTAGTGTAGTCGAAGATAAGAATACGTAAGGGGTTTAGATGGCTACTATTAGATATGTAGAAAGTGGGTATATTGAAGCAGGATACTTTCAAGTTGTTGTTGAACCCAATGCAATATCATTAACAGTTACATCAACAGTTAGTTGTAATGCTGAAGAATTTTTAGCGGCCACTAGATATGTTGAAGAAGGTTATTGGAATGCTGGGTATACTGAAACAATAAAATACCTTGACCCGTTAACACTTGCAACAGCAGTAACTATTAGTGCAGACCTAACAGAAGTAACTGAAACAGAAGGAAGTGCAACTCTTTCTAGTTCTTTTGGATTAACATCAAATAGTGGATTATTACTAACAATAGATGGTGATGATTCAACGTCATTATCAGTTGCATCTACAGTAAGTTCAACAGCAGTTAAAACAGTAGACGCACAAGCAGACTTTGGTGCATTGTTTACTCCGTCAATTACTACCGGCACAATTAAAGTAATTACAGCAACATTGGTAAGTTCAATATCAATGAATGCAACTGTGAGTAAGTTTAGTGGCAACGAAGCAACACTTAGCAACATTGTTAATCTTAGTTTACAAGGTGTCAAAACAGCGGTATTTGATTCCGCTCTTTCTACCTCTTTTACTCAGTCTTCTACCCCAGTTAAAACAGCATCTACAGATGCAACATTCAATACAACATCAGCATTAAGTTTCCAAGGCACAACAAACGCCTTAGCAGAAGCATCACTATCAAGTGAATTTGCTACAAGTATTTCAGCACAGATACACGTTAGAAATACTTCAGCAACAATTACCAATTCAAGTTATATTACATTTGACGCTTCAAATAAAAAGTTTGGAACGCACAGTCTATCCTTTACAAATGGAACTTATGTTCAACCAGATTCAAATGTTTTATATGTAGGATCAACCTATTACAGTTGGGGAACAAATTTTGTTTGGACTTCAACTAACGGAACAAGTTGGACTAGAACTTCAACAAATTTAAATATTACTTTTAACAGTCCATACCTTAAGATTGTTTACCTAAATAGTTTATTCATACTTAGAGATGGTGGAACAATTTATAGTTCAAGTGATGGAATAACATGGACATCAGATACTACTACTGTAAGTTCTTATTCTGGTAGTAGTAATTTTCACAGAAATACAATAGCATGGGACGGCTCTTATTATTATCTAGGAGGCGGATTTAGTAACCAATGGAGAGTTGGTAAAACATCAAGCATAACCTCTTTAAACATTACTACACACGTTGGTGTATTCAATTCAACAGGATCCGGTGATACTTACAATATTAGAGGAGTCACACAAAACGGTAATAACATTGCCTGGTTAATTGAACGTAGAATCAATAGCACAAATCTTTACTATGTATCGTTTTATGACAACTCATCAGGTGGAACATTAGACTTTGTTGTTAATGGTAGCCAATACGAAAGAGTGTCTAGTATAAACAGTCCTATAAATTATATCAACGGTTCGTATCATATTCTAACACACAATTTTAACACAGGTGACCATAAGGTTTACACAACTGCTAATGGTAATAGTTTTACAAGTGGCACCTCTTTTAACATTAACAATCTAGCACTTGATTATATGGATTATTTTGACAGCAAATATATAATTGGTGGCACAACTGGTAGATTTGCTGTTGGTAGTAGTATTAACAATTTAGCAGAAGCAACCAACTATGTAAATTATAGACATACAAGTGTTAGTCTAGGCGCTGGTGCACATGATGGTAGCAATTATATATTCAGTGATGCAAATGGTTCTTTTGTTACTTACGATGGTAATTCATTTAGTATAAACAGATCAGTTACTGACAGCGAATTAACGCCTCAACTAATAATATCTAGAGGTGATAATACAGACTTCGGCACATGGAAAACAATTGATTTTAATGTATACCAAACATCAAATAGTGGACTTCGATTATTCCAACTTAATCCTGTTAATTCAACAAGCACTTTTAATTGGTCAATTCTTGCTCCTAATAACACTAATGCCTCTCTGTCAGATGGTAATTCAAATAATCATTCTGCAGGCAATAATATAATAAACAATCAATGGAATCACATAAGAATAGTAAATGACAGTGGAGTTAGTGTTTGGATTAATGGAACTAGATACATAAATCAACAATCATTTGGTCTTGATAGTATAGGTAGAGAAATACTTATAGAAACTCCTTTTGGTGCAGTCCAAATTGATGAATTATTAGTTAGTGATGATGCTCTAAGCAGTCACAGTGAAGCAACTATTACAGTTCCTACTACTGCATATGAAAATGGTCTAAACACAGACCTACTGATGCATTTTGATAATACACTTAATGACGACAGTAGATTTAGTGATACAGTAGATCCGTCAGCAACAATTACAGCAGTTGCAAGTGTAACAGCAGATTTAACATATGTTATTGCAAATGGTGCCGCAAGTATTTCAAGTGCTTCAAATGTAGTAGCCAACACAGATGTTGTTAGAACAGCAACAGCAACAATAACAAGTTCAACAAGTGTTTCAGCAACAGGGTTACGAATTAAAGATAGTGGGTCTATAACGTGCAATACAGCGTCAACAGTAGGCGTTACAGCAGTTAAACAAGTAACAGCAAGTTCAAGTGCTAACTTGCTATTTACGAGCCAAATAGACGCTGGACTTATTAAAACAACAGGCGCTGACTTTGACAGTATAAACACTCTAATAAGTGTTGCAGTTAAAATAGGTGACTTCTTTGTTAATGCAGATAGTGCCTTTACACAAACTGCAAATCCAAACTTTATTGGTAGCGGTGTTGCTACACTAACAAGTGACTTTGCTCAAACAACTAACGAAACATTATTCAAATCATTTAGTGCAACATTAACAACTAATAGTTCAGTAGCAGTTACAGTAAACACTATTATTGACCCAACTGCTAATCTAACAAGTGCATTTGATACTAGCACAACAGGCGATAGAATTAGATTTGGTGTTGGTTCATTTGCAAGTGTGTTTAACCTAAGTGCAGATAATTCAACTACCAAAGACTTTAACGCTGTTCTTACTAGTTCGTTTAATCTTCCAGCAGTTGATTGCAATAGAACAAGACCGTTTGTTGCAACTGTAACAAGTGCAACAACAGTTGATGCAACTGTTATAAAAACTGTTGATGCAGAATCAACTGTTGACGTTGCAGTAAGCGTAACTGATGTAACACCAAGCGTAACAAGAACACTAGAAGCAGAACTTCCAAGTGTTGCTACACAATTAACAGCAGTTGCTAAAATTGGTGATTTCTTAATAGATGCAGATGTTGCAAGTAGTCTAACAATAATAGCACGTAAGACCACAGGCAATGTAATTGTTGCAACTGTTGATTCTACATTAACATCAGATATTAGTTTAACAAAACAAGGTATTTCAAGTCTTGATAGTGCTATTACAGTTGACGTAGAAGGCACATCAAATATTACTGGTGAAGCAGACTTTGATATTGTTGCAAGTGTTGAATCAACACCTGTTAAAATTGTTACAGCAGACGCAACACTAAGTGGCGAAGGCGGCTTTGATGTTACAGCAGTAGCATCTAGAAATAATGAAATAATTATGATCAGCAACTTTACACAAACTGCTGATGGTAATAGAATAAGATTTGGCATTGTAAATGCTAATGTTGTTGTAACAGGCTCGTTTACCGCTGGAAAACGGGTATCTGTAACAAGCGTAATAAATAGTAATATAACAATTAGTGCGGATGTTAGGGTTATCAACATTGACGACATTGTTTATAAAATTCCGGCAGAAACAAGAGAATATTCAATTGTTTCAGAAGCAAGAGAACATACTATTGTTAAAGAAACAAGAGAGCATATTGTAACCTAAGGAGAAACAAATGGCGATTAATAGAACAGGATTTGAACAAACTTCAACAGGTTTGCAAATCACAAAAGACCCAGAAGCACAATTGATTTACACTTTTAATTGGGCTGATTATTTAGAAACAAGTGACGGTTTGTCAACAGTAACTTATTCAGTTGCGGCAAGACGTAACGACCCAACACCACCAACTATTGTTAGTTCAGGTATTACAGGTGATAAAACTTATGTAGAATTATCAGGTGGACAAAATAACAAAACATATATTGTAACATGTAAAATTACTACTTCTAATGCAATTACAGACAGAAGAAATTTTAGAATGAAAGTTATGGATAGAGTAGCATAATGCCTGACACTACAGAATACGAGCGAGCCCATTTAGAAGCACACGTTGATTTGTGCGCCATAAGGTATGCACAATTGAATGAACGTTTAGAAAAAGTTGAAAACGCCGTTGTTGAACTACATCAAGGTATCATCAAAGGCAACAAAGGGTTAATCAAGGCAATGATAGTTGCTGTAAGCACCGTTGTTGTTGCTCTAGTAGGCGCTGTTGCAACTATTATAAGTTCTATGCCAGTTTAACTATACCAATTTCTAATACCTATTAAATATTGGTATGGATGTTATAAAAGATTTAATTAAAGAAGGTAGATTACAAGAAAAACCTCAAAAGGTATTAAAGGGGTTTGACGAGAATGAAACTGTATCTCCTGAATATGAAATAATTCATCCTCCTAAACTATGTCCTGATTGTGATCTTACAGTTACAAATCATAGAACGTTATTTTACAAAAGACTAAGTCCTGTAATACATTGGGCAAAAAAGTGTAATAATTGTAATTGCTTCCAACATCCTGTCACGGGCAAGTATACTCTATCATCACCTGAACTTGGTGCTTGGTGGAGATCTAATACCCCAGTTAAGCCCAAGAAATAGCCTTTATTACGCTATGAAGATAAATAATATTACAGAACACACAGTTATGAAACTCCTGTTTCTTGTTACTAGATAAGGCTGTCACTTTATCAAATCCGAGTTGCCATACTCGAAACTGGTGTTCTCAAAATTGGGTTTACTCTATTAGAGTTTCCTCCTAAAGGTAAGTGTTCAACTAGATCCAGTTTATGAGACCCTGCATTGCGGGGTTTCTTTTTGACTAAATTTTACAAAAAGGTTGACTTTGATAGTAAACCTGTGTATACTATAAGAACAGTTAAAGTTCTACCACAAATTGCAGTGAAAATGCTGTATTTGATAAATAACTATGTAACAAGGAAAGACCATGGCAAACATCAATTGGAATAGACATTCATACGTGACCACACTAGACCGTGATTATTTTACATCACCTAGTAAAGGTTTTGATTCAGCATGGCATAAAACAAACAAGGCAAAAAAACTTAAAACACAACAGGCAAAACTCAATGAACAACGATCTCTTATTAAGGCACTTAGAAACAAGACACAAGGTTGACGGGCCAGTAGATAATACCGTTGGTGAATCTGTTCTGATGTGAGACAGTAACCTGCATTGCTTGTATGCAATTCTCTAGCACTACCCTTGGCAACAAGGATGCTTTAAATGAACACCCCTAAGGGTGATTGTCGTTTGCTATGAGTCTTAATAGTTGAGTAGGAACGCCTACTAAAAGTGAGATGGATTACAACTGAAATACCACCATCAAACAAACAACACTTGCTGATCCAATAGCAGTTGTTTGTTGCGTAAGATATGCCCTTAATACAGTGATAGCAAAACCTACTGTTCCACAATGTGGTTAGGTAATTGGATATGATATGATAGCGGCGATGCTGTTAGTATTATTTGATACGCCTGTAATAGGCGTTGATATGATCTTCCAACGGTGATACTAAAAACAATTAAAAAAAAAGGAATAACGATATCACGAAGCAAAGCGTAGTGATTGAGTAAGACAAACAGAGTTTGGCTTTGTTATACTGCTCAAAACACCACTTAATAAGTGGTATTTGTATAATTCTTATAAATACTTACGTTACCGGAGAATATACAAATGGCTAATAAATTAAATGAACAAAGTGAGTTTACTATACCACTTAAGAATCTTCTAAGTCTTATAGCATTTACAGGAATTGCTGTATGGGCCTACTTTGGTATAGTAGAACGTATTGCGTTTCTTGAACACAATCAAGAAATGATAGCAATAGAAGTAGAAGAAAATGACACGTGGATAGATGAATTCAAACCACCTATTGAAGTGCAAGACACAATCAAACGTGTAAGAGAAATTGAACTCAAACTACGCACAATAGAAACACTATTAGGTAAAACACAATGAGCAGTCTATACACAGAACTACGCAAGGACTACATCAAGACTTGGCGTATATGGTATGCCATCAATCAACGCTGTGATCCTGTATGGAGAGCAAAAGGTTATAATGGCACTCAAAACGGTTATTATGAAATAGTTGATGAATGGAGCATTAAAGAATATGGTCAAGAAGGATTCATTAACTTCTTTGATAGTGTAGGTGATCTTGAACACGTTTCAGACCTACATCGCAAGGACACATCAAAACCATATGGACCACACAATTGGGTCAAAGGTGATCCTACAACACGCATTAGAGTTAACACAGTCTATTTGTCAGATCGTGCTATAGGACGTAGACGTGCAATAGCAAATAACATACCTACTTGGGTTTATTACGATAGATTAAAGCAAGGCATGAGCATACAAAGTGCCTGCACATGCAAATATACTAGACGCCGTAAGACTAAGACTAAATCTAAGTCTTTTACTCAAAAACTTGCTGGTCTTGTAGGATTACAATAAATATATGTTTAAGATAACAACTCCAAAGGAGGCGAGGATACAATGTCCGTAGAAAAACAATTGGTAAACAAACCCGGCCCTAAACCCAAACAGATTGTAGAAGCAACTGTTAAAGGTATATGTGTAGGCCGTGACAAAATAGTAATTGCACCAGAAGAAGTGCAAAAATTAGCCGCATTAGGCTGTAGAGATAATGAGATATCAAACTTTTTTGGTATTAAGGAAGACACCTTAAGATACAACTTTGCGGAATATCTTACAAAAGGGCGTGAAGAAGTAAAGATAACTTTAAGACGTGCTATGCTCAACAATGCTTGTAAAAACATGAATGCGGCGGTGCAAATTTTCCTTGCTAAAAATATGCTAGGGATGTCAGATCAGTTAATTAACACTGACTCAAACGAACCTTTACCCTGGGTAGAGTCATTACAAGGAGAACAACAAGATGAAAAGAATTAAACACGATTATTGGACAGATGGTGAAAAGTTTTACTCTGGAAATCCTAAAGACGGATTCAAAGAGATAAATGAACCTCATGTTAAGTTTTTAGATATAGACACAGACGATTCAACTAAAATTGTAGATGTTGAGGCCTTAAATCTAAAACAACCTAAAAACACTATTATGGATGATATTAGGAAAGCACAAGATAAGAAGCCTCCTAAGAAAGATTAACAAATCCTCTGAGGTTATGCCGTATGAGAGGTTTAATGGTTTTCGCAGAACCAAACGTAACATAATGTTACTATTCTTGAGCCGTTCATGCGACACCCTGGACAAGGTGAGGAACTGTCCAATTTTATTTGCCAAAAAAGGTTGACAACACCCTTTAATTGTTGTATAATATAAAAGTAAGTTAAAAAAACTTACAGTATTTGAAACATGAAACAGGAGAACAAAATGAAAAAAGTTACATTTGAAATTGAATACACAACAACAGTAAAAAGAGATGGCAGACGTCCTGCTACACCAGACAATCTACACACAGTTCGTCATACAATAGATAGAGATGACAACGGAAAACCCTTTAACAAACTACAAGAAATTGATGCTCATCTTTTGGGATTTGAATGGGATAATCTTAAGGTGTTTAGTAGACAAGAAATGACAATACCGCACGATTGGCCAAAGACTAAGATTCTGGAGTGTAACTAATATAATATAAAATAAAATTAATAGGGGGGTGTAATGCCCCAGTATTTGAAACATGAAACAAGGAGAATAAAATGTTAGGCGTAATAACAAAAACCACACCGTGCCAATCAAGGCATGGAGGCACCGCATACAGAAATATGGTATGGTGTGCAGAAGACAAAACACAAAGAACACTATGGGTAGATCCTAAGATGCAAAACTGGCGTCATTGGGAAGAAATAATTCAATTATCAATGCACACTAAAATGCGTGATAAAGGAATTGTTGTAGATGGCCTTAGACCTTTAAAGAAAAACCCCAACAATATAAATGCTGACTATCCACCTGAGTTTGTGGATGTAATTGACCTTGACGATTTAGAAAAGGTGCAGTAATGACAACATTTAATGTAAAAAAACAGAAAGAGATCCTAAAATGCTACGCAACGCTATTGGTAAAACACTGGCCCTCTGATGCCAAACTGTTACGTGAAAAAGAATTGTATGACGCAAGAAAACAGTTGTATAAGTTTTTAGAAGTTATGGATTGGCCAGAAATGAGAGCGGGCGGTCATACAGGTTTGTCTGACTTAGTAGATTTAAAATATAACGTTAAAGTTGAGGACTGCCTGGTATGGTTGTGGAAAAACGATCTTGACCTTGATAAATTTAAACAATACGAATTAATTGATACATTAAGCCAGGAGACAGCGTAATGCAAATAGATCCTCAGACCCTTGCAGAAGAACTTGATAAAACCTTAACTCCAATTAATCTTAAAGACATTAACAATATGGATCAATACAACAACTGTGACCTAATGCAGTTGTTGTATGGATGTGTTGACGGTGCTGATAATATGCCCAAACCTCAGAGAGAACGATTCAGAAAGATCTATTGGGAAATATTCAATAGATTTGCAGAATAGTTTACCAAAATACTTGCAATTGGTCTAGAATGACTGTATACTGTAAGAACAATAAGGCATTAACAACAGGAGATAGATATGTCACAGAAACAAAAGATGATTGCTACAGAATCAGAAGTAAGAGAACTTGCTAAGATACACAATGTTGAACTGAAAGATGTGTTTCCAAACACACAAGCGTCAGATCCATACTACGAATTCAAAACGGACGATCAAGAGTTTGACTCAGTCACAATTCGTGTTTCAGGCGAGTTGATTGGTGATCCAACCCACATAGCATCAATCAAAAATTGGATCCAACAAGAACTACACACAGGCAACGAGTAATTCATCCAAAATGTTTGCTATAGCACCTTAATGGTGTTATAGTATATACATAATAAGGCAAACACACACAGGAGAACAAAATGGCAAATTTTTTAGAATGCGTAGTATGTGGTAATGACAACCAAGACAGAGAATGGTTTGTTACTATGGTAGACAAGGAGCACAGTTTGGGTGGACCTGAACCAGTGTGCAATTTTTGTGAAGATGATTACATTACAGACAACGAATAATTTATCCAAAACCCTTGACAACCCCATCAAAAGACTGTATACTGTAAGTATAACAATTAGGAAAGAGAACTACAAAATGACACACACAGTAAAATATATAATTCAAAGCCAATGTGCTACAACAGGTAGATATGACGACACAGCAACATATGACAATTTACCGTATGCACAAATTCATTATGATGCTCTTAACATCAACTGTAGAAACAGGTTAGCAAAAATTGTTAGCACCAAAAGTCAAGACGTATACACTGAAATTGAATCAAACTATATCTAATAAACAGGATTTGATAAGTATTAGTATGTTCAATAATGAATACTCTCCTTATGATGAATTACAAATGCTTAAACAAGAAAGCGTTAATCAACGCCAGACGATTAATACTCTAATACAAAATCAGAATAAGATGCAGGACTTGTTAGTAGAGTTTGGCTCAGCACATCAGAAGATTGTAGAACAATACAGAGTGCATACTGATAGACTTCAACAGATAGAACGTAATCTAATTCAGATAGAACGCATACTAGCCAATGTAGTGCATGACACTAAAGCCTCTTAATTAGGCCTCTAATTACTGCTGAACATAAATACAGTTATGCAATTAGCACAATGGCAATCAGAAGTCGCCCACCATCCTTCTCGTTTTAAAACTATCAGTGCCGGTAGACGGTCTGGTAAGACTTACCTCTCTATTAGAGAAATGTGTTATCAAGCAAGAATTCCTAATCAAAATATATATTACATTACTGCATCTTACCGCCAGGCTAAGACCATCGCTTGGAAACTATTAAAAGAAATACTATTAGACTTACGTTGGATTCAAAAGATCAACGAAAGCGAACTACAAATAACTCTTAAGAACAATTCAATAATTGCACTTAAAGGCAGTGAAAACATAGATGCACTACGTGGAGTAAGTCTTTCCTACGTTGTAATAGACGAGTGTGCTATTGTAGACCCAGAACTTTTTCAAACTATTATTAGACCAGCACTAGCAGATCAAAAAGGTGGTGCTATGTTTATATCAACTCCTATGGGCAAATCAAATTGGTTCTATGACCTATACAACATGGAACAAGATCATCCTAAGGAATGGAAGAGTTGGAGTTTTACTACTCGTGACGCAGGCTTTGTAGACGATGCTGAAATAGAACAAGCACAAGGCGAAATGAGTTTAAAACAATTTAGGCAAGAGTTTGAAGCCTCATTTGAAACTACAGAGTCAAGGGTAGCCTGGTCATATGATAGAGACGAAAACACTAAAGAGATGCCAGAAGGCTTGGACTACAGAACACTTCATATTGGAGGCGACTTTAACGTTGCTCCTCTTACTGCTTGTGTATTCGTGCAGGATCACGAATCATTATATTGCATAGACGAAGTTCAGATGTTTAATTCAAACACACAAGAATTAGCAGATGAAATTAATAGAAGATATCCTAAAAGTAAGATCTTCTTTTACCCCGATCCTAGCGGATCAGCCAGAAAAACGAGTGCAAATGGTCAAACAGATCACAGCATATTACAAAATGCAGGATTTATTATTAAAGCCCCTAGACGTCACGATCCAATACGTGATAGAATTAACGCTACCAATGCTCGTTTCTGTTCAGCAGACGGTCAAAGAAGGCTCTTTATAAGTAAAACGTGTAAATACACTATAGAGAGCATGGAGAAATATAATTTCCGTGACGGCACAATGGTGCCAGAAAAAGGCGGGAAACAAGACTTTTCACATCAATTTGATGCGTTAAGTTATTGTGTTGCGTTCTTATTTCCGTTGCAACGAAATCTTGCGCCTGCTCAAACACCTCAGAGGTGGGGGCATAATTTGGTTACTAATTAAACAATAAAGGAAAAATGCTATGGCAACAATAACCCAAACTATTCAAACAGAAATAAGTCATTTAATAAGTGGCAATGAGATATACGATACATATCAACCACGCTGGAGATACCTACTTGAGTCATACTTAGGTGGGGAAACTTATAGAGATGCAAAACATTTAACAAGATACCAACTTGAAACAGATGCTGAATTCGAAGCAAGACTAAACAATACCCCACTAGACAATCATTGTTATAGTGTAGTATCAATTTACAAATCATTTTTATTTAGAACTTGTCCTCACAGAGAATACGGAAGCCTAGAAGGAATGCCTGAAGTTGAAGACTTCCTAAAAGATGCTGACATGGACGGAAGAAGTCTAGAAGCATTTATGAAAGATGCAATGACCTGGTCAAGTGTATTTGGGCATTCTTGGATTGTTTGCACACAACCTAACGTTGGTGCTACAACTAGAGAAGAACAAGTTCAATTAGGCGTTAGACCATATGTTAGTTTATTAACACCACTAACAGTATTAGATTGGCAATACACAAGAGCACCAAATGGTAGATACGAATTAGACTACTTCAAATACTTAGAAGATGTTAACGGCTCAGTTAGAGTAGTTAAAGAATGGACACAGTATTCTATTAAGACTACAGTAGTAGACATTGACAGCAGTGAAATACAAGAACAATATGAAGAACCAAACAACCTAGGTAAGATTCCGGTAGTATGTGTTTACAATATTAGAAGCACAGTTAGAGGCATTGGAGTAAGTGATATTGCAGACATCAGTGATTTGCAACGCTTTATTTACAACGCAACATCAGAAGTAGATCAGAGTATACGTTTAAATACACATCCAAGTCTTGTCGCCACGCCTGAAACAAATGTAGGCACGGGGTCAGGGGCACTCATACACATGCCAGAGAACTTAGATCCTGGCTTAAAACCTTATATGTTAGAATATACAGGTGCAAGTGTTGATTCAATTTACCAAGCAATAAAACAAACTATAGATTCAATTGATAAGATTGCTAACACAGGTTCAATTAGAAGCACTGAAGCAAGACGCATGAGCGGAGTAGCCCAAGAGCAAGAATTTGAATTACTAGGGGCACGCCTAAGTGAAAAAGCAGATGCTATGGAATTAGCAGAAGAACAGTTATGGAAGTTATGGAGCAACTATCTTGGTTACGAGTGGGATGGCCACATAGACTACCCAGGCTCATTTAATATAAGGGATACAGCAAGTGAAATTACTCAACTTAAAATTGCAAAAGATACTGCAACAAGTCCGGAAGTTTATAAAGAAATTGACAAACAAATTTTGGAATGGATGGAAGTGGATCAAGAACAAATTGACAAAGTAGAACCAATGTTACATCCTGTAACAACTGCACAGAATAGAACACAACATATTCAAGAAATGATTATGGAAGGTTTAACTGACACACAAATTTTAGAACTACATCCTGAAATTAGTCAAGCAGATATTACTACAGCAAAAGAAGCATTGTTACAACAAGGAGAATAACATGGCAACAATTAATATTGAATACAAAACATTGCCAGAAGATACTTGGCAAACAACAACAGTAGAAGTAGCAGACAACGAATTGTTACTTCAAAGAGTCAAAGAAGAACTTGGCTCAGTGTTTTATAGGGAGACAGAATAATGGCTTTACAAATTCAATTACAAAAAGATGATACTGTTCAAACAGTAGAAGTAGATGTTGACGTAACATCTTTAACACCAGACGAATGCACAGCCGCAGTTGAGTCAGCACTTAGTGAGTATGACTACGACATATACATTGTATTAGGCGATGTGTAATGGCCAAGAAGCCAGTCACATACTATGGTATGAGATGCAAGTCTGATTGTGGTGGTCACCGTGCAGGCAAACGTTATGCTATGAATGGTGGCAGAGCACTTACAAGAAGCAGTTCAAGTTTCAATGAAGGAATGAGAATTGCTCAGAAACAATTAAAGAACCAGGGCGTTAAAAGCCGTATGGGAATTAAAAAGAAAAGCAAATAACACAGCGAGGGCACACAATGGCTATGAAGAAGAAGAAAAAAGGTGGAAAAAGAGGCGGTAAAAGAGGCGGTAAAAAATAAGACTCTTTGGAGAGATTATTTTTACTCTATACGCACTTATTGTCCATGGAGTTACAAAGCCTGGAAGCAAGACAAAATAGAAGTTGTCTTATGGACAGGTGAAGTAAAAGATTTAAACAGTTTAGAAGCAAGAGTCTATTGCTTGGATAGAAAACCAAGGTTGTTAAAAAAGATAGAACAACGTCTAAACAATGAAAGAGAATTTGAAGAGTGGTTACACAGTCACCCTTCATTTGGGATTAACTCTACTCCCGTTCCGGTTCTAATACAACAGGACAGATTAGGGTTGCAAAATGCAAGGAATACCTCGTTTAACAATGGTATCTAAAGCGTTTGCTAAATACAAGTAGAATAAAGTAATTACTTTATTAAATTATTAACTCTTAAAGGAGGCGATGCACAATGTCAGATAATACATTGGTTCAAGAAGAAAACGCTACTCAAGCGGAGGTGACACCAAACACAGAAATTGAGGCAACCGAGAATGCGGAAAAGACTTTTAGTCAAAAAGAAGTAGATGATATGATGGCCAGAATGAAAGGGTCATTACAACGTAAACTTCTACGTCCATATGAAGAATTGGGCGACCCAGATGAACTACGTTCGTTGAAAGCAGAGGCCGAACAGCGTCAGCAAGAACAACAAATTAAACGTGGTGAATTTGAAAAGACTTTACAGGAACTTGCCGCCAAAAAGGATTCGGAAATCCAAAAACGAGACTCTATTATTAAGGAGTATAAGGTTAATACACCGTTGCTTAACGCGGCGGCTAAACATAGAAGTGTAAATCCTGAACAGGTTAAAGCACTACTAAGTAACCAAGTAAGACTTAATGACTTAGGCGATGTAGAAGTAGTTGGCAACGATGGTTCAGTTCGTTATAATGACGCTGGTGAACCAATTGGTGTAGATGCATTAGTTGATTCCTTTCTTAAGGAAAATCCACATTTTGTATCTCCAACAATAAGCACAACGAATTCTAAAAGTAGTCTAGGTCTTGATACCAACACTGGTAAAGTAGATTTTAGTAAATTGGATATGAGTAATCCCGAACACAGAAAGAGATATGCTGAGGCAAAAGCCAAAGGCAACCTTTCTTTCTAATGCCAACATTTTTAAGGAGATAAAGAAATGGCTAACAACACAACTATCAACAGTGAACTGTTTACCGCTTTACTTGGTGACGCTCAATTTGCGGCGTATGAATCAAGCATCGCGAGACAGTTAGTAACTGTTTTCGACATGCCTAGTAACTCAGGCAAAATAATCAACGTTCCAGTATATTCTGCTGTAGCGGCTATTGACCTAACAGAAGGCACAGCGCCATCTGCGGCTGATACAAACACAACAACTGCATCAATTGAACTTGGTGAAGTTGGAACATACTTCCAAGTAACTGACTTCTTGAGAGACACAGCACAGCGTGACGTTATCGCTGACTTAGGTGCTCAAGCAGGTCGTGCTATTGCTGAAAAAATGGACTCAAAAGTGTTCGCACTTTTCAATTCTATTTCACAGTCAGTAGGAACTGAAGACTCTGCAATTACTGTAGACGGAATCATGGAAGCGATTGCAACTCTTAGAGGCAACAAAATTACTGGTCCTTTAGCGGCTGTAGTTGGTCCAAGACAAGCACTTCAAATGAAAAAAGCATTATACAACGCAGGCGGCACAGTTGCTACTGCTAACAACTATGGTGCTGGTATCCTTGAAAGAGGTTTCATTGGTATGCTTGGTGGATGTTCAATCTATGAAAGTGCATTAGTTAAATCTGATTTAGATACAGATGCTGATTCTGAATTAAACATGGTAGGTGCTGTATTTGCACCAACTGCTTTAGGTCACGCAATGCGTGGTGGCATCAAAATGAAAACTGAAGATAAAGCCGCGGCTAGATCAACAGACATTATGATGAGCGTAGACGTAGGTCAAGCGATTCTTCAGGCTTCACATGCTGTGAAACTTGTTGGTTCAGCAACAGACTAAGCGAGGAGTTAGTAGATGTCCTTCATAATAGAAAATAATATCACTATTAGTTTTGCTGATTTTAATGATGTAGTGTCGAAAGACCAACGCATTTTTAATTCAAACGAAGGACTAACTGATGACGTCGTAGAAGATGGTCTTATTAGAGCAACTGAGCGAATTCTTTCAAAGGTTCGCTCAAGTTCATGGTGGAAATCATACTACATCAGACGTGACAATTCAATAGCATACAATACTGTTGCTGATATCCCAGCAGTAGATCCAGATAAAATTAAAGCACGGTTAAACGACTTTAAGGACCTGGCAATCTACGAAGGGTTAGCAGAGTATATCCTACCTATTGTTGCAGACTTTGGAAACGAAGACAATGCAGAAAGACAAAAGATGGGTTATTACAAAAACAAAGCAGAATCGTTGTTTGGAGAATTGATCACGGCTGGTGATTGGTATGACTTTGATGGAGACAATACCGTTGAATCCTCAGAGAAATCACCTGGACAAGTTAACTTGAAGAGGGTCAGATAATGCGAAGTCAGATACTTAATTACATCAACGGACTATCCTTAGGAACTTTTACAGTTTCAGATGATATGCCATACGATGTAAGTGGGAATGCACTTTATCTAAGTAATCCTAAAAAGATTTATGTAGATGGAGAACAAGTAGTTACAGAACCTCTTGTTAGTGCATTAGATGGACCTATCATTGATAGCGAAGTTACTTCAGTTAGTATCTACTTTTCAGCAGACGCAAAGCAACTACCAGCGAATTACGATACATTAGTCGCCGACTTAAGAAAAGCAAAAAACATAACAACCATAGCGGGTATACACCGTAGGGAGTTAGATGCTTCAACTGAGTATCAAGGTGATTTAATAGTTAATTCAATGGAAATACGGTTTAATAAAGTAATCTAAAAAGGAGAAAAACGAATGGCTTACATTTATCCAGCACCAGGCGTCAGCGGCGTTCAAGCAACACTATCACTAGATGTTGCATCGAACGGATCTGATTCTGGGCTAACAATACCTGCATTGCAGGACGTAACTGTAAACAATGCCAATGATGTTTTTACTTGGACTCAATTAGATAGCACAGCGAAGCAACAAATTGCTACAACGTCTACTAATAGTATAAGTATGAACTTGGTATTAGAACAGACTACGTTTTTTGGAGACGCAACTGCAAGTGCCAACACAGCGGCACTTTCAGGAATCTTTGGTCTTTCAAAAGATAAAACCAAAGTTGGTTTTAGTTTATATCTAGGTGACACTGATGGTGGCGCAACAGGTAAAACTATTTCAGGCAGTGGTTATATTACTGGTCTTGCACCTACTGTTTCAGCAGATGCACCAGTTTGGGTAACACCAATCACAGTCACTGTTGACGGTGAATACACAGTTTCTTAATAGCAATATTAAGGAAGGGTGAGGGCAGTATAGGGGGGTTCGCCCCCCTATATTCCTTAAACTACTAAATACAAGTGAGATATAGATATATGGATGTAATAGATCAAAAGACGAACAAAGAACTTGTTCAAAGTATACAAGCAGAAACTGCCAAAGCAACTAATGAATTAAAGTGTGCTGAAGCAGACATTAAAAAAGCCGCAACTCGGCTAAAGTTTGTTGTTATGCTAACACACAAACTGATTGATAGAAATGGAGATTAACAGATGAAATTAGAAACACTAGCAAAAGAACCCAAACTTACAAAAATTGTAATAGATGACGAGTCTATGGTAAAAACCTATGGCGAAATTATTGAGTTTTGGGTATACGACCGAGTAGATATGGCAACGTTTATGTCGTTGGCAAATCTAGAAGGACAACAGAATATTGGTGATGTCGTTGCCACAATGAAGGAACTTATCCTTGATGAAAAGGGAAATAAAGTTCTTAAGAATGGTAAAATTCTTCCAAACGATATTATGATCAAGGCAGTTGAAAAGACGGTAATTGCGTTGGGAAACTTCGTGACCCCAACTTCCAAGATCTAACACCCGAAGTATCTAACTTATTGATACTTGATGCTGTTGCTCGTAGATACGGTGTAATGCCGTCAGGTGTTATGAGGTTGGGGGATAGTTTAGATATGCGTTGTGCAAACTTAGCATTGGCATACGAAATATATCTAAATAAAAAAGGTAAAGAAGGAACTAAATTGGAGAATGTTGTTGATCATGGTTATTCAACAGAACAACTACAACAAATGGTTTCAAACGTAAAGGGTAAACATGAGTAAAATTACTATTAGTAAAAACAGAATGGGTCCAAGCATTGGCAAAATTGTTGCAAAGTTTAACAAATTGCCAAGCGATGCACATAAATTCTGGCGTAGCATAACTCCTATAGCAAGTGGAAATGCAAGACGTAGAACTAGATTACAAGGTAATAAAATCAAAGCCAATTACAATTACGCAGTTCCTTTAGACCAAGGCAGAAGCCAACAGGCCCTTAATGGCATGAGTAAACCGACAGAGAATTATATAAGAAAATTAATTCCGTCTAAAATATTAAGGAAATAATATGGCTGATTTAAGATACAACGTAGCAGTAGATACTAAAGGAGCACAACAAAGTCTTAAAGGACTTCAAGGTGCAATTTTAAGTGTTGCGGCAACAGTTGGTAGTGCTCTTACATTTAGAGCAGTTACAGATATTAGTGCTAGATTCCAAGACTTAAGAACAACACTAGGTATTCTATTTAAAGACGTTGAAGTAGGTGCTCAGGCATTTGAACAAATTAAAACGTTTGCCACACAAAGTATCTTTACAGTTGAAGACTTAACTGCTTCAGTTATTAAATTAAAAGCGGCTGGTCTTGAACCAACTATTAAACAGTTACAATTATTTGCAGACGTATCAAGTGTATCAGCAGATGCAGTTGGAGCCTTACAGGCTATCACAGACTTATATGCTAGAACAAGTGCTGGTGGATTAGGACTAGAAGAATTAAACAGACTAGGTGATAGAGGTATTCCTGTATTCACCATCCTAAGTGAAAAATTAGGAATTAACAGATTAGAAATATCTAAACTTGGACAAACTGCTGAAGGTGCCGCTATTATATTAGGTGCACTAGAAGAAGGCATGGAAGAAGCCTTTGGCGGAGCAAGTGCGGCAAGAGCAAACAACCTAAGTCAATCATTCTCAAACTTAGAAGACGCACTAGGAAATGCGGCAGACATTATAGGCCAAGGTGGACTTAATGATGCCTTAGCAGGAGCAGTTAGAAATCTAAGTGGCTTTATTGATGCCAACGCCGGACTATTTAAATGGATGGGCGAAACTATTGGCACAGCAATAGGGTTTATTGCAGATAATTTAAAATACATAACAGCACTCTTAGCAGGGTTTTTTGCGGCATTTGCTGTTGGTAAAATATTAGCAGTAGTTGGTGCATTAAATTCAATGCGTAAAGCATTAAGTGGTGTTGCAGTAGCAGGAGCAGTATTACAAGGTGTTACAGGTGTTGGTCTAATTAAATTAGCCGCAGGTGTTGCCGCGGCGGCAGGTGTTGTTGTAAGTATTGAAAAAATGACTTCAGGAACTGCTAAAAGTGTATCAGAATTAAAAGATGAATTAGACGCATTATCAACAGCAGGCGACAACGTAGGTCCGTTAACTGCAGATCCAACTGCTCCAGCGGCTCCTAAGTTCCGTGACTTGTTAGCAGATCTAAAAAATGATCAAGCAGAGATTACAAGAAGCACAATAAATTATTTTGATCAATACAAAATGGGTGTTCAAGATTTAATGGCGGCTGTTAATGCAGAAGGAGAATTGCTTACACTTACTGAGAGTCAGGCTAACATACAACAGGATTTAAATAGATTTGCAACAAGATATTATCAAGCAATTCGTCCGTTGCAACAAGACCTTACAGAATTAAAACTTAAAGATACTGAAGAATCAAAAGTCCAAGTTGCAGAAATTGAAAAACAATTAGCGGCTATGGAAGACCTTTACAATACATCACGTAAAGGTCTCAAAGACATGCTTATATTGCGTGAAGCAAATAGAGAAGAACAAGAAAAAGAACTTGCTTTATTAGATGTTTTAAATAATCGCAGAGACTTCTTTGCAGACATGGACAAAAGTGTTAGAGATGCACAAAGTGAATTAAAAAAGTTAAGTTTAAATAAATTTGAAATAGAAATTGCCGATATTAATAGTCAAATTGATAATGACCTAGTTGAAGCAATTAGAAAAGTAAAAGAAAAATGGGAAGATGGGTTAATCACAAGTGATGCCTATATGGCGGAAATAAACACTCTAGAAGAACATGCTACAAAAACATTTGAAAAACTTACTGAACTTGCTAAACAACAACGTGATGCACAACGAACATTTGGCTTTGGTTGGAAAAGAGCATTTGAAGATTTTGAAGACAATGCAACCAATGCCGCTAAATCCGCAGAGAAGATATTTAAAACAACTACTAAAGGTATTGAAGATACTATTGTAAACTTTGCTAAAACAGGTAAGTTTGAATTTAAAAGTCTTATTAATGATATACTAGAACAGTTACTACGTTCACAAATTCAACAAGTTATTGCACAAACATTTGGTGCATTTGGTGGAGGCAGTTCAACTGGTGGAGGCCTAAGTAGTTTGTTTGCAGGATTCTTTGCTAATGGTGGAATGATACCAGCAGGCTCATTTGGAGTTGTAGGAGAGCGTGGACCAGAGTTAGTGTCAGGACCTGCTACAGTAACACCAATGGGAGGTGGCGGTGCAGTAACTTATAACATTAATGCAGTAGACGCTTCAAGTTTCAAACAAATGGTTGCAAGAGATCCTGGATTTATTCATGCTGTTGCAAGTCAAGGTGCTCGCAAAGTGCCGGTAAGGAGATAGATAGATGAGTTTTCAATACGTTATGGATAATGCTACAACAATGAGCATTAATAGAAAAAAGAATGTTGCACAAACACAAACAAGAAATGGTGTTGTTAAAAGTGTAAGTAGAGGCACTCCTAAAAAGATCTTTACTCTTAAACTACCTGATGGTCCTAAATGGAGTCAGGAACGTGTAAGCATTGAAGCACTAGAAGCACTAGACAGAGATACAGCAGGAACAATTACAATAACATATGCTAAACACCCTTGGTATTATTCAAACTCAACTCCAGGCAGTGAAGAGTCATATAGTGTTATTTGTGTTTCATTTCCAGAGTGGGAAGTATTTGGTTACGATCAAGTAAGATGGGCAGGACCGTTCATATTTGTAGAGGTTTAATAGATGGCAGATTTAAGTGCATATCAGAGCATAAGAACAAATTTATTTGTTAGAGTAGACGTTGCTGAATATAGAACTACAAGCAGTGGTTCTTATACTAGCCAAGTGTTGCGATTTACTGACGAAGATACTGCTACTAGCATCAACAGCGAAACCTATACTCCTTTAGGTAAATTATTAAACATTACAAGCAGAACAAGTGAAATAAGACCAAGTGGCGATTCTATTACAGTTAGTCTAAGTGGCATTCCTACAGATAGTGTTGAAGAAATTATATATTCAAAAATTAAAGGCTCTGGCATTAAAATTTATCGTAACATCTACAATGTTAACCACGGACTAATTGAAACTCAAAGTTACTTTGTAGGTAGAGTTGTAAATTTTAGTATTCAAGAAGAGTTTGATGTAGAACAACGTTCTAGCAGTTTAAATTTATTATTAGAATGCACTAATAACTTTAGTATACTTGAGGCTAAATTAGCAGGTAGAAAAACAAATAGTGCAAGTCAAAAAAGTTTTGCTTCAGGCGATTTGTCAATGGACAGAGTAGCAACAGTTCAAGACACTAAATTTGATTTTGGAGCACCTTAATGAGTTTCTTAGATAGCATAGTAGGAATAGGTAGAAGTGCTTTAGGCTTCTTAGGCGGAAGCGGCATTGGCAACACTCTAGCAAGAACTGCCTTGCTTGGATACGCTTTGAATCGTGTTAACAAAAGCATGAACAAAGATAACAAAGGTATTCAAGACAAAGGAACTACAGTTACACTTCAAGCAGATACGCAACACAAAGTTCCTGTATTATACGGAAGTGCATTTGTGCCAGGTAAGATTATTGATGCACAGTTATCATCAGACAACAAAACAATGTGGGTTGCTGTTGTGTTGTGCGAAAAGACAGGCAATTTAATTGATGGGACTGCAAGTGCAATATCATTTAACGAAGTTCACATTGATGGATTTAGATTAGGTTTTCAATCAGATGGCGTTACTGTAGAAAACATTTACGACAGTGACGGGAACTCAAGTAATGTATGGAGCGGATTAATTAAAGTTTATCCTTTCAATGACGGCAGTAATAATGCTACTTCATTTACAAGTGAAACTTCAGGCAATTCAACATCAGCAAGTTCACTTATGCCAGGTTGGACCAGCAGTCATACAATGAACGGCTTAGTGTTTGCATTAGTTAGACTAGAATATAACAAGACACAAAAATTAACCACAGTTGGCTCTAACATTACATTCAAATTGACAAATACAATGACAAAGCCTGGAGATGTTCTAAATGACTATATGCAGAACACAACTTACGGTGCAGGCATAGCAAGTAACGAGGTTGATATAGTATGACATCATTAACAGAACTAAACAATTTTGCAGATGGTGTAGTAAGTTACACTGACAACAGAACCAGCGATGTTATATTTAATTTTCCTAATGCAACTGATATAACAAGTGCTATTACTTCTACAAGTTTTACACTTGAAAGAAATATTGACATTGTTGAAATTATTCAACCAAGTGCGGCGTTAGTTGTATTCACAGTAGATGTTAGTTCATTAAGTGGAGCAACTGTTACATTTGCATCAATGCCGTCAGGATGTGTTTTAACTACTCCTAGTGCAGGCGTTTACGAAGTTAGCGGCATAACTTCAGTTAGCAATTGGGACACTATTAAAACTCCTACAATTAACATTCCAACAGGCACAGAAGGCGGCTTTGAATTTAGTTGCACAATTGGATTTACTAGAAACGGAACTAGAATAAATCAATCATGGAATATAGGAAATTTCAAAGCAGTTGCAACGTTAGCATCTACAGCGACTATAAGTTGCACACCTAAAAAATATCACGGAGCAAGTGCTCATCCTATTATGGTTGTAAATATAGAACAAGCCGAAGTTGAATTAGCAATTATATCTAGGTTTAATATAGTGTGTAACAACACTAGAATTAAAGGAATGACATCTGAACTTGCAGTTGTGTCTACATTTACAAACAACGACATTGTTGAAAATGTAAGATTCTTAGACTATTACAGTAATCAACCTAACAAATTGTTTGATCAAGGGTCTAGTGCTAAGTTTGACGGTCAAAGTGCAACAGGTGGATTAAGTGCATCTAGACTAGAAATTCAACCAGCAAACTCAGGAGACTTTATATTCGGCGGCAATGATGCATTTACTGTAGAGTTCTTCTTTTATATTGAATCAGACACAGGAAATGACAGTAGTTGTTTAATCTCTAATAAAACTGGATTGGCTTCTACAACAACAGATATGTTTATACTGTGGAGAAACTTAGATAGAAAATTACAAATTTATGCATCTCAAGATATGAACATTGCGGCGGCTACTTCAGCACTTAATATTGATCAATGGTATCATGTTATTCTAGTTAAGAACAGTAATAACGTAATGAGTTTATATGTAGACGGAGTCTTACAACAAAGAACAACTGCGGCAAATACTGGTATAGGTAGTGTTGGCAGAGAGAATCTTGGTTTAGGTGCGTTTGTTGACAACAGTTTACCGTTAAACGTTAAACAACCAAGTGATAGCGGTGGCGATGCTTGGATTGACGAATTGCGTGTTAGTGCAACAAATAGATATGATCCAACTTTAGATGTTGTTGACGTTAGTGCACCGTTTACTAATCAACAGTATGATAGAGTATTGATGCATGCCGGCGGAGTTGACGGTTCAACAACATTCTTAGATGACAATGATACTAGTGGAGGCGTTACAAGAAGTGCGGCAACAATTACTGCTTACAGAAACGCTCAAGTATCAACTGAACAAAGCATGTTTGCTAATTCAGCAACTAAACCAAAAATTACACAAACAAGTGATTACATAAAAGTAGAAGTTTCTTCAGGATACATTGGTCTATCAACTGATGAAGTAAACATTACTAACAACTACATAGAAATAACAGGCGGCGAAGGTTATATGGGCAACCTAATGGGATTGCTAACTTATTATAATACCTACAATGCTACGGGTGATGTTCAAATTACATTTACACTTAGAAACGGTGGCTCTACAGGAACAATAGTTGACCAATGGAAATCATCTATTAAATATTTAGGTGTAGGTAGTATTCCTTCTACTGATTGGGCATTGAATACGTTTACCGTTGGAACACACACATATAATTTAAGTCTTCAAACTATACTTTATGGTAAGTTAGATTTAATTGCTGTTGGTGCTGGAGGCGGCGGAGCCTACGAAGGTGGCGGCGGAGGAGGTGGCGGCGCACTTTCAGTTCAAAATTTATTATTTACAGATCCAGCAGTTAGATCTTATTCAATAGTTGTTGGTGCTGGAGGACCTCCAGGAGGCGGAGCATCAGGTGCAACTTATCCTAACGCTGTTCAAGTTGTTGGCGGACCAGGAGGCAATACTACAGCATTTGGATATACTGTAACTGGTGGTCAAGGTGGTGAGTATTTTGAAAATTACAATAGTTCTACAACAACAATTGGTAAAGACGGCGGAAATTCAGGATCTGTAACTGATCCAACTAATACTCTTATTAGAGGAGTTTTTGTAGGCGGGAACGGCGACTTTGTTACATCAGGACAAAACAACGGTCAAGGATTTGGTGGTGGTGGTGCAGGTGCTAACCAAAACGGTCAACCTTATAACAATGGTTCTACATCAGGATATCCTGGATCTGGAATAGTTGCATGGAACAACAATGAATACGGTAAGGGTGGACACGGAGAAGCATCATCAGAAAGCAATGTTGGTTACACAATGCCATCCAACACAGGTGAAGGCGGGCGTTACGGCTTCATCACATCCTCCGGGCAAGGTCCGTATACTGGTTCAGATGGTGTTGTAATTATAGACACCAACCCAAGGTAAGGAGATAGATAGATTATGCCAACAAATCCAAAATTTAGAATTAACGGTTTAGTAGATACAAATAATAATGTTCTAGACAATATTAATACACTTGCCAATCACAGTGGTGCATTTATTACATGGGACACCAACGCAGGTCAATGGACGAGTATTTTAAATAGTGCCGTTGCAAGTGTATACGATTTTGACGATACTAACATTGTAGGTGAAATAAATGTTAGTGGCACAGGTATGGATGATCTGTTTAACAAAGTTAGTGTAAGTTATCCGCACAGAGATCTAAGAGACACAACAGATGTTATCGAAGTAAGTCTTGCATCAGCAAATAGATTTACAAACGAATTAGACAATACTTTAGAAATATCCTTACCACAATGTAACGATCCTATCCAAGCACAGTATATTGCTGGCAGAGAATTAAAACAAAATAGATTAGATCTTATAATTGAATTTAGAAGTCATTTTGAAGCAAACAGTTTAAAAGCAGGAGATATTGTAACAGTTACAAATTCTGGTTTAGACTTTACATCAAAAGAATTTAGAGTTATTCAAATTCAAGAAGAAGATACTGACGAAGGCGATTTAATTTTTAGCATAACGGCTCAAGAATACGATGGAACAATATACACAGAGTCTGGATTAAGTTACGAAACACGCACACACTTTAATGGCATTAAATCAAAAGTATTCAATGCTGAGATAACCAAAAGTGATGATGCAGACTCAGGCAAGATGATGGCTCGATTGTTAGGAGCCAATGCACTATTAGGCATTGCAAATGGATTATTAAAAAAGTTTGTTACTGCTGATCCAAACACAGGAGTTTTAACAGAAGACATTCAATTCAACGACAAAGCAACTAATGAAATGATGACTGCTGGTGCTAAGAAGCCTAATCTTACACACGCACCTGCAACTGGTCCTACAGGAGCAGGAACTGGCACAAGTGCTGATCCAATACAACTATGTCCTGGAGCATCAACAACATTAAGCATGAGTCATGATTGCGAAGTTTGTTTTATTAACACTCCAAATTATACATACGATTACACTATTACTGGTTTAGCCTCAGGTGAAGTAGATATACCTTTAACAGGTGAAGTTGTTACTACCGGTTCTAGTGCAAGTCTTACATTTACACCTACGGTTACTGCTGATACTACGTTTAACGTTGAAATGGGTGGAGCAACAACACATTATAGAGTATTGCCTGAACCAACTGAGTATATTTCAAATGTTACTGCTACAAGTAGTATTCAAGAAGGTGCTTCGTCAACAGTAAATGTTGTAACAGTAGGCAAAGCAAACGGAGCAACATTAAACTACGCTATAACAGGAACTGGTGTTAGTAAAGTATCAACAGCACTTACTGGCACAGTTACAGTTAATTCAAACGCGGCCAGTTTAACAGTTAATACAACAGACGACAGCACATTTGGACCAGCAGTAAGTGTTACAGTAACATTTACACCGCATGTAGACAATTTGTGTTCAGTTACTAATAATACTGCAACAATTAGTGTTACAAACAATGCAACAACAGGACCACAGCCACCAGCAGACTTTGAATGCGAATACGCACAAGTTCCTGTTGTATGGTGCGGAATGTTTGATGGAACAACACAGTATCTTAAATCAGTAGGTGTAAGAAGATATATGTATTTGCCAATTGCTCCTGTAGGCGGAGTAGCAGTTCCTACATCAGTTAGTGTAACAAATCCAGGAACAGCAAGTGCAAGTATAACAATTGGCGCTACAGTTAACGTAGACAATGTTACAGGTGCAGGCGGTATGCAAATAGATGTGTTAACAGCATTTGATACACCACCAAGTGGCGGAGATACATTGTTAACAGGCACAGTATCTACATTTATAGGCTACGATTTGTAACAATAAATCTTTTTTTGCCTTTTTTCAACGTTTTTTGACGTTTTGGGGTAAATACAATTGACAGGACAACTCCATGTTGTCTGTCATGTTAAAGAACAGACAACATATATCAACAAGGAGAAAATATTATGTCAGCGGCTTCAGATTATCTAGAAAACAAAGTATTAGACCACGTGTTAGACAACTCGGCGTTCTCACAACCAGGCGGGATTTATCTTGCATTGTTTACAGCAGACACCGGCTTAGAAGGAAACTCACCAAGTGCAGAGATTTCAACTTCAGGCACAGCATACGGTAGACAAAGTGTCGCATTTGCGGCGGCGTCTTCAGGTAGTGCTTCTACTAACGCAACTGTAACATTTAGTGCGGCAACAACTAACTGGGGAACAGTTACTCACGTTGCAGTAATGGATGCGGCTACATCAGGGAACGTATTGTTCTATGGTGCAGTAACAACTTCAAAAACTATTGAGACGGGGGACACGTTTCAGGTGAGTTCAGGCAACTTGACAGTTTCACTTGCTTAAGAGTTAATAAATTTGTTGAGGGGGCCTTAATTGTGTCCCCTCACTACACTATTAAATTAACACTAAAAGGAGTGAGCAATGTCAACAATAGTTTTAAGAAACACCAAAGGTTCGGAATTAACAACGGCTGAGGCTGATGCGAATTTCAATAACCTAAATACAGATAAACTTGAATTTACAAATTTATCCGTAACACAAAATGGCGCTAGTGGCAACGGTGCATTGTCATACAATAATGCAACAGGTGCTTTTAGTTATACTCCACCAGTTATTCCAACAGGCGGAATTGCAAACGTAGTAGAAGACACAACACCACAACTAGGTGGTAACCTTGACGCACAAGGTAGCATTATTATAAATCCTGTATTCAAAGATTATGCAGAAACAATTGAAGCAATTGGATCAAATGATTCACCAGGACTTACTGTAGCAAACGGAAATGTTAAGACAGTAACTATTAGTTCAGGATTAGCATTAAGTGCATTTACAGATGCGGCCGCAGGTCAAACTATTACACTTATTGTAAGTGGAACAGGAACAGCAAGTGGAACAGGCGCATACAAATTTGCAGGTGGGAACAAAACACTTACCGGCGATAGTGTAGTAAGTATCTTTTACGATGGATCAACATACTTTACTAACATAGCAACGAACTTCACAGCGTAAGGAGACAATATGTTAGGAGCAAGTAGAATTTCATATTTGGCACAAGGTGCCGTGGCGGCGGGCTCTAGCCTAAGAAGTAATACTATATCAGCATTTGGTGATGTTCAACATACCAATTATCATCCATACAGTCAATTTGGAAACTCAAGTGCTATGTTTGACGGCACTGGAGATTATATTAAGGTAGAACCTGAGACTGCAGGAGATTTTATTTTTAATGGTGCATTTACTTTTGAATTTTGGTTTAGATATGACAATCAAAGATATCCAAATAGTGTTAATTTATTATCTAACAAAATAGGAAGTGGCACAGCGTCAACTGACTTCTTTATCTTGCTTAGAAACTATGACAAAAAAATACAAATTTATTGTGCAGGTGATATGAACGTTGCCGCGGCATCGGGAGTATTAGCCACAGACACATGGCACCACCTTTGCTTAGTTAGAGATACAAGTGGCAATTTAAGTTTTTATACAAATGGCACAAGACAACAAACAGTTACAAATTCTACTTCTACTGTAGGAGCATCAGGCAGAGAAAACCTAGGCATTGGTGCATTTTCAGATGGTGGATTGCCTTTTAATAGTGGTGACCCTGGGTGGATTGATGAAGTTAGAGTCAGTGCTACTAACTTATACAACCCAACATCTAGTTCAATTACAGTTCCAACAGCACCGTTAGATCCTGACACAGCAAATGACAAATTGTTAATGCACATGGATGGCACATCAACAACTAACACATTCTTTGATGACGTTGGCGATAGACGCAAACGAAGCACTTTCTTAGGTGGTTATGTTAGTGAAACTCCACCAACATTATCAAATGCTCAAAGCAAATGGGGAACTACAAGTCTTTATGCAAACGGATCAACTAATGCTTGGTTTGGTTCATTAGAATATTACAATTCAGGATCAAACGACTTTACAATCGAAGCATGGTTTTATCCAACAGCAACAGCAACACAAGTTATGATTGCAAGTCAAAATAATAGTTCACAGGCATTAGACTTATTATTGTTAAGTGGGCAAGTAAAACTATACATGAGTGATAACGGTTCAAGTTGGAACATATCCGGTGGCACAAGTTTTGGTAGTTACAATGTAAATTCTTGGAATCATGTTGCTCTAGTAAGAAACGGCAACACATTAGAATTGATGTTAAACGGCACAAGAGGAAACACAGTTAGTTTCTCCGGAAGTGTTTATGCTTACGAAAATAATGGACGTCAAAGCACAGCACCAGGATCAGGAAACAATTATCTTGAAAACGATTTAAAAGTAGGTTCAATTGAAGGAACTACAAGTTTATATACTGGGTATATAAACGATGTTAGAATTAGTGATAACGCAAGATACACAGGCAGTTCATACACACAACCAAGTGCGGCACTTGAAAATGATTCAAACACAATACAACTTGTAAGTTTTGACGGCACAAATGGCAGTAGTGTAGTCGAAGATAAGAATACGTAAGGGGTTTAGATGGCTACTATTAGATATGTAGAAAGTGGGTATATTGAAGCAGGATACTTTCAAGTTGTTGTTGAACCCAATGCAATATCATTAACAGTTACATCAACAGTTAGTTGTAATGCTGAAGAATTTTTAGCGGCCACTAGATATGTTGAAGAAGGTTATTGGAATGCTGGGTATACTGAAACAATAAAATACCTTGACCCGTTAACACTTGCAACAGCAGTAACTATTAGTGCAGACCTAACAGAAGTAACTGAAACAGAAGGAAGTGCAACTCTTTCTAGTTCTTTTGGATTAACATCAAATAGTGGATTATTACTAACAATAGATGGTGATGATTCAACGTCATTATCAGTTGCATCTACAGTAAGTTCAACAGCAGTTAAAACAGTAGACGCACAAGCAGACTTTGGTGCATTGTTTACTCCGTCAATTACTACCGGCACAATTAAAGTAATTACAGCAACATTGGTAAGTTCAATATCAATGAATGCAACTGTGAGTAAGTTTAGTGGCAACGAAGCAACACTTAGCAACATTGTTAATCTTAGTTTACAAGGTGTCAAAACAGCGGTATTTGATTCCGCTCTTTCTACCTCTTTTACTCAGTCTTCTACCCCAGTTAAAACAGCATCTACAGATGCAACATTCAATACAACATCAGCATTAAGTTTCCAAGGCACAACAAACGCCTTAGCAGAAGCATCACTATCAAGTGAATTTGCTACAAGTATTTCAGCACAGATACACGTTAGAAATACTTCAGCAACAATTACCAATTCAAGTTATATTACATTTGACGCTTCAAATAAAAAGTTTGGAACGCACAGTCTATCCTTTACAAATGGAACTTATGTTCAACCAGATTCAAATGTTTTATATGTAGGATCAACCTATTACAGTTGGGGAACAAATTTTGTTTGGACTTCAACTAACGGAACAAGTTGGACTAGAACTTCAACAAATTTAAATATTACTTTTAACAGTCCATACCTTAAGATTGTTTACCTAAATAGTTTATTCATACTTAGAGATGGTGGAACAATTTATAGTTCAAGTGATGGAATAACATGGACATCAGATACTACTACTGTAAGTTCTTATTCTAGTAGTAGTAATTTTCACAGAAATACAATAGCATGGGACGGCTCTTATTATTATCTAGGAGGCGGATTTAGTAACCAATGGAGAGTTGGTAAAACATCAAGCATAACCTCTTTAAGCATTTCTACACACGTTGGACCACAAAGTTCAACAGGATCCGGTGATACTTACAATATTAGAGGAGTCACACAAAACGGTAATAACATTGCCTGGTTAATTGAACGTAGAATCAATAGCACAAATCTTTACTATGTATCGTTTTATGACAACAATACAGGTGGAACATTAGACTTTGTTGTTAATGGTAGCCAATACGAAAGAGTGTCTAGTATAACCAGTCCTATAAATTATATCAACGGTTCGTATCATATTCTAACACACAATTTTAACACAGGTGACCATAAG